GCGCGCCGCCCTGCGCGCCGGCATCACGGTCGGCTGGGCTGGCACGGGCGAGGCCTACGCGGAGGTCACCGACGCGGGTGACCCCGGGCAGCGCGCGATCTTCGAGGCGCTGATGGCCAACGCTTACGCCCCCGACATCATGTACGGCTACTACTACGCCGGCGACTACACGAGGCTGCAATGACCCCCCTTTGCACCGACTGCGCCCACAGCTGGCGCAACAGCGACGGCATCCTGATGTGCGGGCGCCCGACTACAACGCCGGGGCCGCGTTACTGCTACGCGGAACGCTTCGGCCCACCGCAGGCCGACCGGGAAATCTGCGGGCCCCGCGCCCAGTATTTCGAGGCCAAGCCGTGACCAACGCCGCGATCCGGCAGTCGCATTACGATCACTGGCACCTGCGCGAAGAGATCGCGAAGCGCGTGCAAGCCAACACGCCATCACGCACTCGCCGTAAGCGGGCATGAACCTAGCGGACCTCAACCCGTTCGAGACGCTGCGCGAGATCGAGCGCGTGGAGTGCGAGACGTCGCTGTATGAGTTCGTGCAGAAGGCTTGGAAGTACGTAGACCCGTCGCCGTTCACACCGGGCTGGCCCCTTGAAGCCATGTGCGAACACCTCGAAGCGGTCGTCGATGGCGACATCCGCAAGCTACTGATCAACATCCCACCGCGGTGTGGCAAGTCGAGCATCGTCAGCGTCTGCTTCCCGGCGTGGGTCTGGACGCAGCGCGAGATCAGCGCCGTCTCAGGCCCGCAGGTGCCGCTGCTGCATGCGTCCTACGCGATGTCGCTGGCGATGCGCGACAGCGTGAAGACGCGCCGCCTGATCGAGAGCCCGTGGTATCAGAAACTGTGGGGCTCGCGCTTCCACCTCGTGGGCGACCAGAACACGAAGGGCCGCTTCCAGAACAACCAACGCGGCGAGCGGTTGATCACGGCCGTCGACGCGCGCGTGACAGGTGAGGGCGGCAACATCATTGTCGTAGACGACCCGAACGCCGCCAACGAGGCCCTCTCCGAGGCGCTTATCGAGACGACGAAGGAGTGGTGGGACGGCACGATGTCGACCCGCCTCAATGATGCCCGCACCGGCGCCTACATCGTCATCCAGCAGCGGCTGGGCGAGGAAGACCTGACGGGTCACATCCTCGACACCGACGATGGGTGGACGCATCTCATGCTGCCAATGGAATACGAGCCCGAGCGCGCCTTCACGACCAGCATCGGCTGGGAAGACCCGCGCACTGAGGCAGGCGAGCTGTTGTGGGAGGAACGGTTCGCGGCCGAGCAGGTGGAGGTGCTGAAGAAGCGGCTGGGTCCGTGGAAGGCCGCCGGCCAGTTGCAGCAGCGCCCCGAGCCGAAGGGCGGCGGCATCATCAAGCGCGACTGGTGGCAGCTACACGACGCGCCGTACTTCCCGCAGTTCGACTACGTCGTCGCGAGCCTCGACACCGCTTTCACGACGAAGCAGGAGAACGACTTCAGCGCACTGACCGTGTGGGGCATCTTCACGAGCGACACCGTCGCGCAGCCGTCAAAGCAGGTCATCCGAGGCGAGCGCCTGACCAACGTCGATCCGCGCGAGTACGGCAATCAGGCCCCCAAGGTCATGCTCGTGAACGCATGGCAGGAGCGGCTTGAACTGCACGACCTCGTGCTGCGCGTCCAGAAGACGTGCAAGGAGATGAAGGTCGACCGGCTGTTGATCGAGGACAAGGCCGCAGGCCACAGCGTTGCGCAGGAGTTGCGGCGCCTCTTCGGCTACGACGGCTTCGCTGTCCAGCTCGTCAATCCGGGCGCCCTCGACAAGGTCGCGCGCGTCTACGCCGTGCAGCACCTGTTCGCGGAGGGTATGATCTTCGCGCCTGACCGCCAGTGGGCCGAGATGGTCATAGGGCAGACCACGACGTTCCCTCGCGGCAAGCACGACGACCTCGTCGACACCGTATCGCAGGCCCTGACGCACCTACGGCAGGCGTCGATGCTGACGCGCAGCAGCGAACACATTGCCGAGGTGGGCGAAAGTTTACGGCACAGAGGCGCGCCGGCGCGCGCGCTTTATGATATCTAGCCGTGCGCGCGCCGCGCGCCGTTCTTGATACGACTGATTGCCGGTTGGCGAACACCGTACGCCTCTGCGATCTCTCGCTGCAGTCGAGGGTCTTGGCGAATAGCCCGGATGTCCTCTGCGGACAATGTCGTGTGGTGATGGGTTTCGCCCCTGCGGCCGCACAGTAGATGGCGCTGACGGCTTTTCCGATGCGCCATGTTCTGTTGATGCGTGCCCGCCACCAGATGCAAAGGGTTGCAGCATTGCGGAACGTCGCACGTGTGAAGTATCAACGTACCGACAGGTATCGCGCCGAAGGCGATCTGGAACGCGATCTTGTGGCTGCTGACACCGCGCCCTTCGACCCAAAAATCACCGTACCCAAAACCCTTACACCCGGACGTCCACAGCCAGCAGCCGCAGGCGCCGCGAGACTTGTCAATCTTTGAGTTGAACCGCACAATATCAGCAGGCTTCATCACGACCTCCATCGTGTTGGTTGCTAGGCGGCCGGCGGCGTTGACGCGCCCCGGCTGCCGCCATCCTATCAAGCGCCGCCCGCTGCGTCATGCGGCATCTGAAAAGCGTTGACATCCTGTCACTATTCTGAACGGCATCCGGTGTGGTATCCTTGCATTCCCACGAGGTTTCTGAATGGCGCTAGTGCCGGGGCTGAGCCCCTCGATCCGTTTGGTCCAGCCTGACCCCGACGAGCTTCCGCCGGGCGAGGATGTCGTTGTTGAGGACGCGCCCGAGGGCGCCGACGTCGAGCACCTCGACGACAAGGGCAACGTCATCCAGATCGAGCACGACGACGGCTCCATCACGATCAGCCTTGACGGCAAGCCGGTCGAGGAGAGCACCAAGGCAGACGCCTCTGACTGGTTTGCGAACCTGATCGACAAGATTGACGACGCCGAACTATCGAAGATCGCTGACGACCTGATCCGGGGCATCGGTGACGACCTCGACAGCCGCAAGGACTGGATCGAAGATCGCGCGCAGGGCATCAAGCTGCTGGGCCTGAAGATCGAAGTGCCGGGCATCGGTGGCGCGGCCGAGGGCGCGCCCGTCGAGGGCATGAACCGCGTGCGGCACCCGCTGTTGCTTGAGGCGGTGCTGCGCTTTCAGGCGAACGCTCGCGCCGAGCTGCTCCCGACCGACGGCCCGGTCAAGATCAGGGTTGATGACAACAACGGCACGTTCCAGACCGACCGCATGGCCGACGCGCTTGAGCGCGATCTCAACCACTACCTGACGGCCATCGCGACGGAGTACTACCCCGACACCGACCGCATGCTGCTGATGCTGGGCTTCGGCGGGCTGGCGTTCAAGAAGGTGTATTTCTGCCCTCTGCGCAACCGGCCGATCAGCGAGACGGTCGATGCCGAAGACCTGATCGTCAACGCGGCGGCGACCGACATCCGCAGTGCCAAGCGCGTGACGCATCGCGTCCAGATGCGGCCCAGCACCGTGAAACGCCTGCAGATTCTGGGCGTCTATCGCGACGTGACGCTCTCGACGCCGATGCCGCAGGAACTGGACAGCGCGCAGCGTGAGAAGAAGGCGCAGCAGGGCGTTGAGCCCGAGGCGCTGAACCCCGAGGACCGCGACCGCGAAATCTACGAGTGCTACTGCGAGCTGAACATCAAGGGCTACGAGCACAAGTGGAAGGGCAAGGAGAGCGGCCTCGAAATCCCGTGGCGCGTGACCATCGACGTGAGCAGCAAGCAGGTCCTGTCCATTGTCCGTAACTACGACGAGGACACCGCCGAGCTGCCCGAGGCGCGGCCCGTGTTCGTGCCCTACACGTTCGTGCCCGGCTTCGGCTTCTATCCCATCGGCCTGCTGCACATCCTCGGCAACACGACCAACGCCATCACGGCTGCGTGGCGCGAACTACTTGACGCGGGCATGTACGCGAACTTCCCCGGCTTCCTCTTCAGCGACGCCGGCGGGAGACAGAACACGAACATCTTCCGCGTCCCTCCGGGCGGCGGCGCGCTCGTGAAGACGGGCGGCATGCCGCTCAATCAGGCGATCATGCCGCTCCCGTACAAGGAGCCGAGCGGCGCGCTGATGACGCTCGTCGACAACATCGCCACGACCGGCGCCCGCTTGGGCGGGACGAGCGAGCAGCAGGTTGGCGAGGGTCGCGCGGACGCGCCGGTGGGAACGACGCTGGCCCTGATCGAACAGTCGCAGAAAATCCTGAACAGCGTCCACAAGCGCATGCACGCGGCGCAGGCCGAGGAGTTCCAGCTCCTCGTCAAGTGCTTCAAGGAACACCCGGAAAGCTTCTGGCAGCGCAATCGTTCGCCCGCGTATGCGTGGGACGAGAAGACCTTCCGCGACGCGCTTGACATGTACGCGCAGTCGCTGGTGCCGCAGGCAGACCCGAACACGGCAAGCCACACGCAGCGTATCATCAAGGTCATGGCGCTGAAGCAGCTACAGAGCGCGAGCCCGTCGCTGTACGACCCCATCGCGGTCGACACGGCGGCGCTGCAGGCGCTGGGCTGGAACAACCCGGAGCAGTTCTTCGTGCCGCCCGCGGCCATGAACAAGCCGCCTCTGGAAGTCCAGCAGGGCATGGAGGAGCTGAAGCTCAAGCACGGCGAGCAGCAGATCAAGCGCGAGGCGCTCCAGCAGAAGGCGCAGGCCGACGCCGGCAAGATGCAGCTTGAGCAGGCGAAGCTGCAGCAGGAGGGCCAGCTCGGGCAGGCCAAGCTGCAGATCGAGGCCAGCAAGCCCGCGACGGGTCTGGCACCGCCCGAGGACAAGAGCCAAGAGCTGGCCCTGAAGGCCGCCGACATCGCCTCGAAGGCGAAGGACGTGCAGTTCAAGCAGGAGCGGGCGCTCAAGGAAGACGAGAACCGCGACCTCGAACGG